ACACCCAAGACTCGATCCTCGCCTGCTACGGCCACCGCTTCGGCCGTCTCCCAGCCTGCGCCTCCTGTCCCCATGCCGACTACTGCCGGGAGGCCCGCGACCCTTCACCCCTCACTGGCCCGAACGCTGGCCCTGGCGGCGACGATGCCGCCTTCGAGATGGCGGTAGCGACGGCGACGGCGAACGACGAAGAGGCTCCGCCCTCCGGAGACGATGCCCTCCCCGCCGCCGCTCTCGGCGAGATCCTCGCCACCGTCTGCGACGCCTGCCACTACTCCCCGGATCGGATCGCGGGCGTTGTGCTCCGCCTCATGGGCCTGTCGCTCGGGCAGATCGGCGCACTGACCGGCAAAAGCCGCCAGGCGGTCCACAAGGACGTGGGGAGGATCGAGGAGAGCGACCCGCGCATCGGTCGCCTGCTCCGCCAGCGCTGGCCGATACGCGGGGCACGGTCCTCGGTGATCTGCGACGTTCTGCAAGACTACGCCAGGAGCGCGGGCCGCAAGCCCTGGGACGCGCGACGGCTGTTGAACGCGGCCCTGGTGGCGGACTATGCCCGGCGTCGATCAGACGCGCCCCTGGCGCCGCTCATGGGCACGTCGGGCCTGTATGCCGACCTGGCCCGCGACTGGGGGCTACCGTCGCCAAGGGCCGCCCGCCTGCGGATTCTCCGGGGGCTACAGACTCCCGAGTGTTCACGACCGGCCACTTTTGAACACTCCCGCGACGGTTGACAGACAGGGCATAGGCATGATCGACTTCGAGACCACCATCACGACCGACCTGGCGAAGCTCTTCGGTGGCATCGTCCGGAGAGTCGCCAACCAAACGCTTTTCGGCCGGATCGGAGCCCTGCTCTCCTTCCGGATCAAGCGCCGGACGGAACGGGGCGTGGATGTCCACGGGCGGCCGTTCGAGCCGTATTCCGATTCGTGGGCGGAGGAACGCGCCGCAAAGGGACGCCAGACCGGAACGGTCGATCTGAACTTCTCAGGGCGCATGTGGGCCGCGTTGCAGCACGAGGCCGCATCCGACTCGGTAGAGGTGTTCTTTGCGGGCCACGAGGCCACCAGGGCGCACGGGCTCAACTATGGCGTCAGGAACAACGCCTACTCCGGCGAGGTGCCGCAGCGCGAGTTCTTCGGGCTCGACGACGCCGACGAGAATGCCATCGGGCGCGAGATCGTGAGGAGTTTGCGCGGTGGATAGGCTCACGAACAAGCAGCGCGCCTTCGTGGCCGAGTACCCGAAGGACTGGAATGGCACTCAGGCGGCAATCAGAGCAGGGTACGCCGCACGGACAGCGAATCGTACGGCATGCGTACTGCTGACGAAACATGACATCCAAGCCGCGATTGCCGAGATCCAGCAAGCGGCCAAAGCGAACTCCATCGCGACTCTGGAAGAGTGCTGCCGCCGCCTGACCGAGATCATCCGGGCAGACCTGGAGGACTTCGAGATCGACGGCGAGGGCCACCTTGTTGCCAAGCGGGGGAACATGGGCGCAGTCCAGGAGAAGACGCTCGAAGTTAGGCCGGACGGCGGCGTGAGAGCCCGGCTGAAGCTCCGCGACCCTGTGCAGGCGATGGCCCGTCTCGCCGCGTTCCTGGGGCTCGACAAGCCGACCAAGCTCGAAGTGGATGCGAAGACCGAGGTGGTCGTGCCGGACACGCTCGGGGGGCTTGGCTGATGGCGCCTGCTCGCCAGATCTCCGCCGCGCCGTACCCGATTCGCGTCTGGCTCTTCGTCGGGCCATGGATGGACATGGCTGCGTGGGCGCTGAAGCGCTTCAAGTGTGATGTGGGGCGGCAGACGCACGACGCGGCAGCGTTCGGCTTTGGCCCCGAAGACGGGCCAGACTTGGCGCGCATCGTCTGGTTGCCATCGCTTTGCCGCGACGTGGCCGAGGACGTGCTTTCCGCCAGTCACGAGGCGCTGCACACTGCATGGTGGATTCTCGACCAGGTAGGCGTCAAGACTTCCGCCGACAACTCCGAGGCCCTGGCCTACCTGCACGAGTCCCTCTTCCGCCAGATCCTCGCCGCCGCGACCCCATGAAGATCGACCTCACCAACCTGCCGCGCAACATTCCACCGGCCTTCCGGCCGATCCTGACATGGCAGGGCCGCTATCTGGTCTGCTGGGGCGGGGCTGGCTCTGGGAAGTCGGTGACGGTCGCCAAGAAGATCGTGGCGCGGGCGCTGGTCAACGGCCGGCACAAGTTCGCCTGCTTCCGGAAGGTCCGGGCCGACGCAGAGCGGTCCATCGCGCCGCTCTTCGAGAGCATCTTTCGGGAGTGGGGCGTGCCGTTCGTGCGCCGCGAGAAGTCGTTCATCTCGTACCAGCTCCCGAGCGGGGCGCGGATTCTCTGCGGCGGGTTTGACGACCCCGAGCGCGTGAAGTCCATGCCCGACATCTCCGGGATCTGGTTCGAGGAAGCGTCGGAGTTCGAGCGGGGCGACTTCGTGCAGGCGAACCTGCGCATGCGTGGCGACACACCCTCGTACAAGCAGTTCGCGCTCACCTTCAATCCGATCCTGCGCTCGAACTGGCTCTATTCCGAGTTCTTCGCGAACCGTCCGGAGGTGGCCGAGGCGAAGGTCGAGATCGCGGAAGGCGAGTACAGCGGCTCGCCGCTGCTCTATCACCACTCCACCTACCGCGACAACCCCTATCTGGACGCCGAGTACACGCAGGTGCTACAGGGCCTTGCCAAGGGCAGCCAGACCGAGTACACGGTCTACGAGCGGGGCCTGTGGGCGTCCCTGGCCGGCACGGTCTACTACGCCTACGGATCGCACAACGTGGCGCCTGGGATCGCCCGGCAGGATGGCCTCCCCCTGCTCTGGAGCCACGACTTCAACATCGGCGAAGGCAAGCCCATGTCGTCCATCGTCGCGCAGAAGGCGCGCCATGACGGCCGGGAGGTGCTGCTTGTGCTCGACGAGATCATCCTCGACTCGGCCGACACGCACGATGCCGTCGCCGAGTTCCGGGGGAGGTTCCCCGGCGTCCGGGACGTGATCGTTTACGGCGACGCGGCGGGGCGGGCCCGGGACACCCGGAGCAAGGCGACCGACTATCAGATCCTCGCGCAGGCCGGGTTCGCCGGCCAGGACGTGCCCATGCAGAACCCCCCCGTGCGGGAGCGGCACAACCAGGTCAATGCCATGCTGCGGGCGGCGGACGGGACCGTGAGCATCCTGATCCATCCTCGCTGCGCCACGCTCATTCGCGGCCTGGAAACGGTCACGCTCAAGGCTGGCGCGCAGTACGTCGAGACGGAGACCAGGGAGCAGCACGTCACTACGGCGCTGGGCTACCTGGTCACGAGGCTGTTCCCCGCCAGGCGGTGGGTTTCGAGCGGCCAGAAGCACTGGAAATAGACCAGGCGGCCGAAGGGTGACACCCCGGCGCATGGCAGGCACACCCCACAGCACAGGGCTCCACAATGGACCTGCACGAACTACAGAAGACGCACCCCGAGCACGCCAAGCGGTCCGCCGCCTGGGCGAAGTGGCGCGCGGTCTACGAGGGCACCGATGCTATCGTCCGCGGGAAGTACTTCAAGCAGCACGAGCGGGAGAGCGACGCCAACTACAAGCGCCGCTGCGACGAGGCTCTGACCTGGGGCATTTCCCGCTCCGTGGTGGACCTGTTCGCGCAGTACCTGTTCGCCGAGGAGGTGACCCGCGACTACGGGCGGCTGGGAGGCGATGAACTGTTCGCGCGGTTCCTGGAAGACAGCGACATGCAGGGCACGCCGATGACCGCGCGTCTGCGCGAGGACTCCAAGTGGGCCGCCGTCTACGGCCACGTCGGGTACCTGGTGGACCGTCCGGCCGTCGCGTCGGCCACCCGTCGCGACGACTTGGCGCTCGATCTGCGTCCGTACGTGGTGAGGTACTTCCCCGCCGCCATCCTGGACTGGACCTTTCGCCGGGAGAACGGCAAGCTCACGCTGCACTACGTCAAGCTGCTCGACACGGACGGCACCTATCGTCTCTGGTGGAAGGACAGGTGGGAGGTGTGGGAAGTGGGGGAGAATGGCGAGCCACGGCAGACCGGAAATGGTGCCAACTCCCTGGGCGAGATCCCGTTCTTGTGGCTCTACAGCACGCCGTCTCCTGACGTGCCTGGGATCGGGTTGTCCGACCTGACCGAGTTGGCGCGGGTGGATCTGAGCATCATGGCCAACGTGAGCCAGGGAGACGAGGTGGTCACGTATGCTGCCTTCCCGATGATGCGCAAGGCCAAGGTCCGGGCGGGCATGGGCGAGACGGACGACACCGGCCCGACCGCCGTGCTCGAGTTCGATCCGGAGTTCCCGGACGCGAAGCCGGACTGGCTCGAGGCGAAGGTGAAGGAGCCCATCGACGCCATCATGGAATGGATCGCCGCCAAGGAGGCCCGCGCCTACAAGCTCGCGCACGCCTCCTTCGTGGCGGGCGTGGGCGGCGCGACGGCAAAGAGCGGTGTCGCCCTCGCCATGGAGTTCACGGAGCTTGGCGCGGCCCTGGCCCGCAAGGCTCGCGGTCTTCAGCAGGCGGAGGATGCCATCTACCGGCTGTGGGCCGCATGGCAGGGCGTGGAGTGGGATGGGCATGTGCGCTACCCGTCCACGTTCGAGCTCGAGGACCTGGGGGAGACGCTCCAGAACCTGCTGACCGCGAAGGCCATCGTCCCGAGCCGGACGTTCGCCGCCGAGGCCGCCAAGCGGGCGGCGCGCATGGCGATTCCGGACATGGACCCCGAAACGCAGGCGAAGATCGACGGCGAGTGCGAGTCTGCACCGAGCTACCAACCGCCGGAGGGCTGATCCGGTGCCAAACGTCGCGCCAGACCTACAGAAGCTCGCCGTCATGGCCATGGGGGCAGACAAGTACCTCTCCGACGCGGTGGAGGGCCAGCAGGAACGCCTGCGGCGTGCTCTCAAGAGGCTGGAGACTCGCGTAGTCAACCTGGCGCAGACCCTGCACCAGGGCGAGGGCGGCGAAGTCACCGGATGGAAGTGGACGATGGCGCAGGCCCGCGAGTTCCACAAGTCGCTGGCGGCGGAGTACGAGGCCATCTACGGCAGGGCCGCGTCGAAGAACATAGACGAGTTCCAGAACGTGGCGGAATTCGTGCAGGGGCAGTTCGAGGAAATGGGAGTCCCAGCGCCCTTCGGGCAGGTCCACGGACGCACGCTCAAGGCGCTTGGCGAGCAGAGCTACCAGGTGTACCACACGCTCGGTGCAGACTCGCAGAACCGCATCGCGCAGGCCGTCTACGACTCGCTGCTGGCGGGGATCGAGCCGGCCGAGCTGAACGCGCGGATCGCCGGCGCCATCAACGGGCATGTGGACGTGCGGGGGCGTCCACTCGCCCAGTACGCCACGCTCTACGCGCAGGACAGCACCATGGGCGTCTACCGGTCCATGCATGTCGTCTCGGCCGAGCAGGCCGGTCTCGACCACTTCGTCTACACAGGGACGGTCATCGAGGACACGCGCCCGTTCTGCCGCCGCAACCTGGGGCGCGTCCTCAGCCGCGAGGAAATCGCCAAGCTCGACCAGGAGGGATGGAACGGGAAGAGCGGCCCGGCTATGACGCACTGCGGCGGCTACAACTGCCGCCATCACTGGCAGGCGGTAGACCCGGAATGGATTCGGGACGCCGACGACGAAGGCGATCCGGCAGAGGAACGCGAGCGCATCCGGCGAGAGATGGAAGCGGCGGCGGCGGGCAGTTGACGCGACCCGCGAAGGCATGTGGACACCAGACATTCTCGCCAGCCTTTGCGCCGCCTTCCCGCAGCCGAAAACCCGGCCCGACGTGCCGGAGCACGTCACCGGGTGGGGCCACTGGGGGCCGCAGTACGCCGCGCTCACGCGGGGCAAGCGCCGCCCGCTGATCGTCGAAGTCGGCGCGTGGCTCGGGCGCGGCACCCGGCAGATTCTCGACGCCGTGCCGGAATCCGTGGTCGTGTCCGTTGACCACTGGCAGGGAGGCCCGGAGCACCAGCCCGGCAAGGCGTTCCACGACCCGGTTCTGCCGGTCCTCTTCGAGACGTTCCACCGCAATCTGTGGGACGTTCGGGACCGCGTGGTGTCCGTTCGCCGGTCGAGTGTCCAGGGCATGGAGGCGCTTGCGCCGTTCGCCGCCGCCGTGGATCTCGTCTACATCGACGCATGCCACCTCGAGGCCGACGTTCTGGCCGACGTGGCGACAGCCCTTCGCGTGTTCCCCAACGCGGTAGTCTGCGGCGACGACTACGACTGGCGCAAGGCCAACGGCGTCTTCCGCGCGGTCGAGGAGCAGGCGCTGCGCACGGGGCATTGTGTCTCGACGCACCAGCGGTTCTGGTGGTATTCGCGAGTCTCGTTTAAACCCGTCTTGCTGTCTGCCGAGCCAAGCCCGGTAGCGTCTGGAGCGTTCAGCCCTGGCGAGTCCTTCGCGTGCGACTTCGGGGCCGACCTGGCCGCCGAGGCGCAGGCGGTAATGGGGCGTCCGGCGGAGGGCGCGCGGGCTGTCACTGTCGCAGACGTGGACAGTCGCGGACTGCACGAACCGGCCGACGTGCTGATGGCTTTGCACGACAACGGGCATGCGTTCAGACACGACCGGGCGCGCGTGTTCAAGCGTTCCGCCATGCGCTCTTCCATGCGCCGCAACGAGGCCGTCTATCCGGGGTGGCCTCGCGCCGACTGGCCAGGCAACCGGAAGGACTACTCCGTACAGGTTCGCGCCAAGGCGCAGCGACCGTCCGTGTCGTTCTGCGGCGTTCCCCGTCCCGCCATTCGCGCGGCGGCGATCCGGGCCTGCGGCGAATCGTGCAGGGTGGAGTTCGACGCCATCATGCGACCATCCTTCTCGGGCAGCGGCGCTGCCGGGTCAGTCCGCGACGAGTACGTAGCCAACCTCCTGGCGTCGGACTTCGCGCTCTCCCCGCGCGGCGTAGGAAACTGGTCCTACCGACTCTACGAGGCCATGTCGCTTGGGCGGATACCGGTGCTCATCGACACCGACACGGCGCTGCCGTTCGAGGGCGCGATGCCCTGGGATCTCGTCTGCGTCCGGGTTCCGCAGGCGGCCGTCCTCGAGACCGGGACGCGCGCCGCCAACTGGTACGAGGCGCTCGACGCGGCGGCGTGGAATGCCCGTCAGCGGCTGGCCCGCGACGTGTGGCGCTGGTTCCTCTCCGCTCCGGGGTGGCTGCGACACGTCGCCGCCACGCTGTAGCCGCACGGTTGACGCGCGCCGGGTAGGAGACAAGGGACCGCGATGGTCCCAAGACACGCGCGAGATGCGCACAACCATCGGAGGCGCGACGCCTGTATGAAGCTCAAGCTCGACGAAAACGGAAATGTCGCAGTGCAGGACGGAAAGCCCGTGTACCTGGCCGACGACGGCAAGGAAGTGGCCATCGACGTGCCCGCGATGCAGGCTCGGATCGGCGCGCTCAACGAGGAGGCCAAGACCCATCGCCTGAAGGCGAAGGAGGCCACCGAGAAGCTCGCGGCGTTCGAGGGCATCGAAGACCCGGAAGAGGCCCGCAAGGCCATGGGCGTCGTCAAGAATCTGGACGCCAAGAAGCTGATCGACGCCGGCGAGGCCGAGAAGGTCAAAGCCGACATCAAGGCAGCTTATGAGGCGAAGCTCAAGGAGGCGACCGACGCGCTCAGCGCCAAGGACCGCCAAGTCTTCGACCTCATGGTCGGCGGCAACTTCGCCCGGTCCAAGTTCGTGGCCGACAAGCTCACCGTTCCGGCCGACATGGTGCAGGCGATGTTCGGGACCAGATTCAAGGTCGAGGACGGCAAGGTCGTCGCCCACGATGCCAACGGAAACCGCCTGCTGTCCCGCGCAAATCCTGGCGACGTGGCCGATTTCGACGACGCGCTCGAGCAGATCGTGACCGCGTACCCGCACAAGGACGCCATCCTCAAGGGCGGCAAGTCCGGGGCGGGAAGTGGGGGAGGCGGCGGTTCCGCGCCCTCGAAGCAGGCGTCGCAGATGACCGACGCCGAAAAGGCGAATTTCATCAAGGAAAACGGGCTCCCGGCGTTCCAGGCGCTCGTCGAAACCAAGGGGTAACAGACCATGGCAACCGGCAAGCATTCTGACTTCGTGCTCTACGACGACCAATACTACGGCGGCATGTACGAGGCCATCTCGCAGTTTGTCGCCGCCTTCAACGGCGCGAGCAACGGCGCTCTCACGCTCCAGCAGAAGAAGCTCATCGGCTCCTACTCGAAGGAGTCCTTCATCAAGAAGATCGCCGGCATGGTCAGCCGCCGCGATCTGACCAGCGTCTCGACCGCCAGCGACCTGGCCGTCACGCTCGGCGAGATGATCTCGGTGAAGGTCAACCGCAAGATCGGCCCCGTCGGCCAGACCATCGGCGCATGGCGCGCCATCGGCCAGGACTCGGCCGAAATGAGCCTCAAAATCGGCCGCATGGTCGGCGAGGAGAAAATGGCGGACTACCTCAACACCGCCGTCGCCTGCACTCGCGCAGCCATTGCCAACACCGCCGAACTGCTCTACGACGCCACCGGGACGGCGGCTGCGACCCTCAACCACTCGCGGCTGATCTCCGGCATGGCGAAGTTCGGCGACCGCGCCAACCGGCTGGTCGCGTGGGTCATGCACTCGAAGGCCTACTTCGACCTCATGGGCAACGCCGTCACCGACAAGATCACCAACGTCGCCGACGTGGCGATCTACGGCGGCAGCCCCGGCACGTTCAACAAGCCCGTGATCGTCACCGACGCGGCTGGCCTGATGACCGCGGCCGTGGACGTCTCCGGCACCAGCAACGACGTGGCCGCGAAGTACGACACGCTCGGGCTCGTGGCCGGCGCGGGCGGCATCGTCGAGTCCGAGGAAGAGCAGATCGTGTTCGACACCATCACCGGCCTCGAGCAGCTGATCGGCCGAATCCAGGGCGAGTACGCCTTCAACGTCGGCGTCAAGGGCTACAAGTGGGACACCACCTACGGCGGTGCCAACCCGACCGACGCCGCCCTGGCCACCGGCAGCAACTGGGACCAGGTAGCCACCAGCGTGAAGGACTGCGCCGGCGTCTGCATCCGCACGTTCTAACGGCTCGGGGATGCCTGGTCCCCAATTCCTGCGGCCATCCGGGGCTTCGCTCTCTTCCCCCGGATGGCCGCTTCCTTTTGCGGGTTGACGGCTGGGGCACATTCAGAACCAACCCTTGGAGCGCAAGCCATGGCGTCGAAACAACCACAGCCCGCGAACCGGTGTCTCGTCTGGCAGAACGGGCCTGGCAGCCGCGACGTGAACCGACTTGTCGCCTGCATGGAGCAGGGAATCGCTGGAACCCCGAACTGGAAGTGTGTTCGCCGCAACGCGAACTACATCAACAGCGGACACGGCGAGACCGGGTTCGCGGCGTCGCTCCAGTTCGGGTTCCGGGGCAAGGAACGCGCCATCGCCAAGGCCATGGCAGGCAACGGAGCGGCGAACATCTTCGTCGAACTCGGGTATTTGCGTCGCGCCAACGCCCTGGACGTGGAGACGGCATACTACCAGGCCAGCATCGGCCACACCTGCTGGCTCCCGCCCGTGCCGTGCGCATCGGACCGCTTCGAGGCCCTTGGCATGCCGCTGGAGACCAGGCGCACTACGCGCGGGCGGCCGCGCAAGTCGGCCGGCAGCGTGCTGCTTCTCGGGCAGGTTCCCGGCGACGGCCAGCACGGCCTCAAGCAGCAGCCGCTCGCCGACTGGTACGCGCAAACCGTCGCGACGATCCGCGCCAACACCGACCGGCCCATCGTCTTCCGGCCCCATCCCAAGGCCGCAGCCCTCGACCTCTGCCCGGACGCCGATCAGCAGCAGGCGCCGACCGTCCCCCTGGCCGAAGCCTTCCGCGACGCTCATTGCGCCGCCACCTACAACAGCACGGCCGGAACCGAGGCCATGCTCGCCGGGGTGCCGGTCGTATGCGCGCCGTGCTCCATGTACGCGCCTTGGGCCGAGACCGATTTCGCCGCCGTCGAAGCGCCCGCCGTCGGCGACCGCGAGGACTACTTTGCCCGCCTGGCCTATGCGCAGTGGACCCGCGAGGAAATGCGCTCGGGCGAGACGTTCCGCTTCCTTCTCCAGTTTCTGGGAGTCTAGCCCATGGCCTACTACGCAGACGACGACGACATGCGGCGCTACTGCGAGCAGATCGCCAGCGCCATGACTTCCGGCGACTATGCCGACCAGCATGCCGAGGCCGCGCGCGTCATCGACCGCGACATCGTGCGCGGCTGGTATCGTCCTCAGTGCCTGCAGCGCATCGTGGACTGGACCGAGGACGAGTTCGACAGAGACAAGATCGAGAGCATTGCCGACCTGGCGGCGCTCGGAGCGTTCAAGGCGCTGGAGCTTGCCGGGGAACGGCTCAGCCAGAACGGGGCTACGGCGGAAGCCCGCGACCAATGGCAGGAGATCCGGGACCACTTCCACGCGCGCTACGAGGAGGAGCTGGCGTCCGTCCTAGACATCGGGATTGTCTACGACTGGACCGACGACGAAGACGACATTCTCGCGCCGCGCGAGCCGCGTCGCCTGCGGAGGGCATAGCCGTGGCCAGGTTCGATACCCTGCAAAGCACCGATACCATTCTTGACGAGATCATCGCGGAGCTGAAGCGCGCGGATTCCGGGGATGGCTTCGCGCCCATGGCGACGGCGGTCAAGTTCTCGCGCCGAAGTCTGGCAGACCTCGACAAGGTGCTTTCCGCCGCGATGCTGCCTGCCGCCGTGGTCGTCTACGATGGCAGCAGCTACCATCGTGGCCGGCCACCGACCCGGGTCGCGCGCGTCGCCGTCGTCGCCAGGGTGCCAGCGAAGGGCGACCCGGAGACCGCCGCCGGAGACGCCCGCGAGCAACTGGACGCATGCCGGGACCGCCTGGACGAGCACACCTTCGGAAATGCCGTGGTTTACGCCGTGGCCGATGGTGTGACCGAGGGCCGCGCAGGCTCGATCAACTACTACGTCACGCTCGAAGTTCTCGACCACTAGGAGGCCACCATGGCGACCGTAACCTTCACCGTCGGCAGCGCCGCGACGACCGTCACCATCGTTCCCGGCTCGCTCAAGCTCAACCCGCAGCACGACGACCGGGGCGGCAGCGACGTGCCCAGGACGCGCGCTGGAATCTCCAAGGCAGGCGAGTGCCGCGTGGTCCTCACCGAGGCCAACTTGTCCGAAATCATCGCTCTTCGCTCCGGCGCTGGCGCTGGCGCGTGCGACGTGACCGGGAGCACCATTGCCGCCGCCGAGCAGGCGTACGACGCGCTGGTGGACGTGGCCATCGAGGGCGATTCGGTACAGGTCGCGACGATCACCTGGAAGGGCACCAAGGCGTCCGCGTAACGGCACCAAGGGCAAAGGGACACAACCATGGCGACGCATCTCCCATTCAACTACTTCTCGGGCAACTCCAAGACCATCGAGTCCACCGAGTTCGTCCACGGTTCCGGCTCGTACCGCGAGACCGGCAACGACAACCCGGTCACGACCGCCGACGGGCGAATTCGGATGCACCGGCGGACCATCGAGCCGTCCGCCGAGTTCGAGGTCTACGGCGACCGCACGGACCTGGCCAGCTCGACCGGCCTGGGCACGGCCATCGCGCTCAAGATCGGCGGCTCGGCCGGGACGCTCGTCTCCCATGCGTCGTTCGTCGGGATCGTGTCGGCCGAATACTCGAACGACACCGACACCACGCGCGTGACCGTCGAGGGCGACCCAATCGAGGACTAGGCGCATGATCCGCACGCTCCACTTCGTGTGGCTTGGCCAGGAACTGCCGGTGGTGCGGTTCCTGCACCGGACGGTGGCGGACCTCTACCCTGGGTGGCCTGTGCGAGTGTGGACCGGTCCCCCCGAGGACTGGCCCCCGGCTTGGCAGGCAGCCTACGACCGCGCTCCGGACCACGCCCGCCGGGCGGACATCCTCCGGCTGTGGGCGCTTACGTCAGAGGGCGGCGTCTACTACGACAGCGACTTCGCCGGGCGTGCGCCGCTGCCACCCGAGATCCTCGAGGCTCCCTTCGCGTGCGGGTTCCTGCCGATCTGCAACGACCAGGACGCGCGCATCTGCTGGCGGGGCGTGGTGGGCATCGCAGCCAACAGCCTGATCGTGGCCGACCGGCGAAGCCCAGTGCTGGCCGAACTGGTAGCGCTCGCGCTCGCGGCGACGCCCGACGCCTGGATGAGCTACGGATCTCGCCCCATGGCCCGCGTGTGGAGCCGCCACCGGTTCCCGCTCATGCCCCCCGAGGCGCTCTTCCCAGGTTGGGACACGAGGCGCCAGCCAGGCGCTCCTGAACGGGCCTGGCACCACGCATTCCACGCGGACACGCTGGAAGGCGAGTGCGCCACGCACCTGTGGCTGCGGGGGAGCCAGTATGCGCTCGCCCAGGAGTGGTACGACCGCGACCGGGCCGAGTTGACGCTCCGCAGATAGGCGCGGGGAGTCTCCCGCGTCAACAAACCAAGGAGCGCCGATCATGGTCAACGGAATCCCGGTCAAAGTCGCCACGCAGGACGCGGACGGCGAGTACACGCAGGTCGAGACGGTCTGCTTCGCAACCATCCGCAAGTGCCCGGAACTCGCGGGCGCGCTGAAGGCCATCATCCGCGCGGACAAGGCGGAGACCGTGGCGGCCAGGCGGGCGCAGCTCGCCGAGCGCGCCATCCTCGAGTGCGAGAAGGACGCCGAGCTGGAAGCGCTGGAAGAGGCGGCAGTGAAGGCTGTGGAGGCGGCAGAGGCGGCCACGCAGGCGATGTTCGACTCCGTGCGGGGGTTCGTGCTGGCGGGGCTCAAGGGAGCCGGGTACACGGAGACCCAGGCGGAGCGGTACGCCGACTATCTGCCCTTCGACCGGCTGGCCGAGCTGAAGGCGGCCGCGATGATCGGATCCGGCAGGCTGGATTTTACGCAGGCTCGGGCGGGAATGAACTGACCCCGGCCGAGCTGTGCCACGCCGTCGCCGAAGGCCGGTATTGGCGGGCGAGGGCGCTGGCCATGGGGCTCCACCCGGACACCCCGCCCGAGGATCTGATGCTGGTGGCCGCCCTGGTGGACGAGCGCGGCCACCAGATCGGGGTCGAGCCAAGCGCCGCCGTCCGGGACGAATACGAGCGGACGCGGCGCTGGGTGCAGGCCGAAGTTGACGCGCGGGAGAAGGGCAGACCAGACGCTACCCGGAAGCCGCAGCCATGACCACCGAAAAGCTCAGCCTGCTCGTTACCGCCAACACGCTGCGCGCGACCACCTCCCTGAACGCGCTGGAAGGCAAGCTGCGCAAGCTGTCGGCCAGCGGCGGCGTGTCGGGGCTCTTCGGCCGCGTCGGCGCGGGAGGCGTCCACGGGCTCAAGATGGGCGTCTCCGGACTCGGGAGCACGCTCGGCTTCGTGACGCGATCCTTCGGCACGCTCGGTAGTGTCGGTTCCCGCGCCATCGGCCTGGTGCTGTCCCCGGTGAAGCTGCTCACGCGGGCCGTGGGATGGGGGCTCAAGACGGCCGTGGGACTCGGCAAGGCCGCGCTGCTCGGGCTCGGGGCGGGCGCGGCCACGGCGGGCGCAGCGATCTGGGCAGGCATCCGGGCGCTCGGGCCAGCCGGACAGAAGGAAAGCGCGGGCATCTCCTGGGAGGTGATGCTCAAGAGCCAGAGGAAGGCGCAGGAACGCATGGGGTTCCTGTCTCGGTTCAACGCGGCGACGCCATTCGACTTCACCGAGCTGGACGCCGGCGCGCGGCTGATGGAGACCTATGGGATCTACTCAGAGCGCAACCTCCGGGCCGTAGGCGACGCCGTGAGCGCCTTCGGGAAGCGAATCGAGGAAGCGGTCGGCCCGCTGGCCAAGCTGAAGACCGGGCTCTGGGAAACCGAGTCCCTGGCCACCATCGGGCTCACCCGCGACGTGATGCGCGGGCAGGGCATCAAGTTCGACGCCACTGGCGGATTGCAGAGTTCCGGCGCGGAAGCCTTCGACGCCGCCATCCGCTACTTCGAGAAGCGGTTCGGCGGCATGATGGCCCGAGTATCGACATCCTGGAACGGCCTCAAGAGCACCTTCGCCTCGGTCTGGTTCGAGCTTGCCGCCGCCATGGGCGACAAGTTCCTGAAGCCAGCCAAGGGGGCGCTCGGGGAGATGATCGGACTGGTTACGGACCTTACGGAGAAAGTGAACCGGATCGAAGTCCCGTGGGCCGACAAGATCCACGTTGGTGCGCGCATGCTCCGGGACCTGGTGAACGACATGACCACCGCCGAAGGGCGGGCCCGGGTCCTCGCGCAGCTCAAGGCCAGCGCCTCCGCCGTGCCCGGATTCGTCGGGGGGCTCGCCAAGGCCGCTTCCGCCGACATCGGGAAGGCGTTCGAGTGGCTCGTCACCAACTGGCGGGCCGTTTCGGCGTGGTTCATGGACGGCCTGAAACTCTCCTTCCGCTTCGGTGCGTCACTCTTTGGGGAAGTGCTCGGCGGGTTCTCGACCAGATTTCGCGACCAAATGACCATGATAGCCGAGCGGGCGCTGCTGCCGAAGAACCGCACCGTGACCAACGAGTACTGGGGCCAGATGAACAAGGCACAGTACGCGGCGTTGGGAAAGACAGTCGGACGTGCCACGAACATGGGACTGCTTCTGCCGCTTTCCAAAGTCGGGCGCGACGAAGGCGGGAACGTCACGCTCGGGAGCTACCTCAAGAGCCTGGAGCGGGAGCGCCCGGAGGGATGGGATCGCCAGGCGTGGCGCATCCGCAACCGGGGGGGGAGACTGGCAGAGGAAACGGGAATCGCCATGGAGGCGGCACGCGCACAGGTCCACCAGGATCGCGGATGGTCCACGGGAACAACTGCGGCTCTCGGCTCGGCCGGATTCGAGTCCAAAACGTTCGGACAGTTCATTGCGCGCGGGGCTGCCATTGGGGGATCGTTGCTCGGCAGCATGACCAACGTCATGGACTTCTTGAAGAGTCCAGAGGGGCTGAAGGCGATCACCGCGCCCGTCGTGAACCAGTTCCGCGCCCGCGCCGTCACCGCCCGCGAGGCAATCGAGGAGCCGGAGCGGGCCGCCAAGCGCGCCGCCGACCTGGCCTGGTTCGAGAAGCGCGCCTCCCGCGTGATGGTGTCCGGAGAGGGCCGCAACGCCCTCGCGAACGCCGGGCCCGCCGCTGGGTACTTCAAGATGGCGTGGCGGAATCTCGGAAGCCCGCAGCGCGGCGGGGAGGACACCGCCCGCGCCGTCCTGGACCGCGCCTGGACTCTGATGGAAGAACAGAACCGCGTCTGGAACGAGAGTCGGCTGAAGGCGGAAGAGGCCGGGCCGTCCGGGGGAAAGGCCGACGCGCAGCTCGACGAACAGCGCCAGACGAAGGCCGCGATCCACGAAGTGTCCGCGAAGATCGACCGCCTGGCCGACGCGCAAGCCCAACTCGCACTGGCGCTGGTGGGGTAGACCATGGCCGACTGGACCAAACTGCACCTGATCGACGCCCTCGACGAGAACGAGTCTGCCTCGGGCAGGCCCGTGGTCGGGCGCTACTACATGCTCCGGAGCGACTACGCTTCCTGCCCGCGACGTGGCGACGACGCATCCCCCATGTCGTCGGCCGATCCAGATCTGACCGGGTGGCGCGTGAACGAGGTCATCCGCTCCGCCTATTCGAGCACGCACTACGTGGTCACGATCAAGGCGACGCGCTATCTCGGCGGGGGCGGGGGCGGCACGAACTGGACCGAGTCGCTGCTCGACGAGTTCAGCGTCAGCTACGAGTACTCCGAGATCCTCGTGTCTCCCGAGATGCTCGGCCTGATGGCGCACGACGGCGGCGACGGCGAGAAGATCGCGGCACCCGGCGCGACCGGTGGCGTCTACCAGCCTGCGGCCATGACGGCGGCGGAAACGCGCATGACGGCCGCGCAGTGGGCTACCTACACGCCGGAGTCCTGCCCGTTCGTAAAGCGTCCGGACATCGCGCACGTCGGCAAGAAGTTCGCCACGCTGGTCGCCTCGGTGTCGTACCACACGAGCAAGCGCGCCAACGTAGTCTTCGCCCTCGACCAGTGGCAGGGAGTGGCCGCGACC